TAGACTTACCAGGTTATCATCATCAAGTCCAAGTTCCGGATGTTCCTTTAGTTCCTGGATATGATGTACCTCTTCAGCTCTCCATATCTTTCTGTCTCTTCCGATCAGCTGTGTGCCAGATGCAGCTGCGTCTTTTATTCTCTTGCGGCAATCCTGACACTCGTAATGATCTCGATCTAATATCTGCATTCTCTTATGTTTCCATGCAGATGAGTTGTAAAATGCTTTCGCTTCTTTGTCTGTCATATTTTTATTTTGGCGGTTTCTGTATCTGTAATAAGGAGTTCAAAAAAGTAATAATCGCAACAAACAAATGTACTGACGTATGGATAAATTCTTTCCAGAGTAAACCGCCAAACCTCTTTCCGGAATTCATGGCAAAGAAAAAGGCAACAATCTTTCGACTGCTGCCCTGTTCATCTCTTTACCTGAATACACTATACCGCAGACCGAGTGTACCATTCTATACCATTTTGAATTTTTTTAAAGCTTCTGAATGATTTCTGTGCACCTGTGTCCATCCATATCCCGTTTCATCACAGATCCTGTTCCATCCCTCACAATCTATGTATCGTTTCGTCAGCACATCTTTTTCTTTCTCATTATCCAATTCTTCAATCCTCTCTCTGATTTCTGTGCGAATCTGGACTTTCTTTCTCCTCTGCCTGATCAGTTTTCTTTCCAGTTCATCAATCTTCGCCATATAATCCGACAGATCGGGAAGGCTGCTGCTTTTTGGCAGCCCATCTGCTGCCAGTGCTCCCGGAAGCATCCTATCCAGTTTTAAGCGTTCTAGCTCTTCCTCGATCCGCTTCTCCTGGCGTAATGCTTTGCCGTACTGTTTCAGGTATTCCTTTTTCTTCTCGTTCTCTTCTTTCACTGTTTCCATCGGTATACCCTCCCTGTCTTCCTGTCTCTTAATACTAAGATCTCGAATCCAAGCAGGCTTGCTATATCCTTTAATGCTTTATGTGCTTCCTTTACGTGATGTGGAATACGGCTTGCATCCTTAATAGCTTTGCCTGCTGTCGGATCACGATATCCTTCCTGGTTTTTATACAATGTTTCATCACCCCTTATATGTTTCCGGAATCTTCTGCCATGCTATGACCTTATACGGATTCCCTTGCTCATCATACCATCTGCCGGTAAGAGAATAATACAATGTGGTCGCTCTATCCGCACCGGCGATTGTAACAAGGAACTCTGCACCGAAATTACTCGGATCGTATGACTCTATAAATTCTCTGTGTCCCGGAAGTCTTTCTGCTACCGGAATCCATCCATTACTCATTATTCTCTACCTTTCTTCATGAAATCTTTGTAAATAATAGTGCTTCTTTGATCTTTCTGTTGTTCTGGCTTGTCATGGATATTTCCTACTACTTCAGCATCAACCATTTTTATCCAGTACCCCAGATCTTTTCTAAAATCTTTTTTCTCGTCCCAGTCTACATAAAATCCGACATGGCAAGTCGTTGTACTGTCAAAGCAACTCTGATATTCGCCAAATTTTACAGGAGCATAATAATCACCATAATGGTATTTAATAATGTCGTTCTCCCATATCTTCCTTCCCTTCTTGTCTGTAAGTCCGGTGTATTGACAGATTGTATCTGGATCAATCATGTATTCATAAGTCCCATCGTTTATGTAATCTTCACCAGAAAGAAATCCCTCTACCCATTTGCCCTCCATCCATTCATTTTCCGGTAGCGCATGGATATGCTTTGCCTTAAATAATATTTCTCTTTTCATCTGTGCTTCCGCCTTTCTTTCATGTGCTTCAGAATTTCTTTTTTTATCATCTTGGCGTATTTTGGATGATCGCATCCAAACATAATGCATCCGTTATACTTTGTGCCATTGCCCGGATCGTCATGATCTACACTCAACTTGCAATTTTCCGGACAGCACTCGCCAACATCATGTTCTTTGCAATATTCTCCCATTGCCAGTAAGAAGTCTTCGATCTTAACTTTCATCCAGTCCACCTCGCTTCACTATTTCAATTGCCATATTTATAGCGTGCTCTTCACTCATATCTCCATCCCAGCACTCATTGAGACATTCGCAATATCCGCAGTACTCACAAGCTCCATCAAGCTTTAGCTGCTCTAAGTTAGAGACAACATTCTCCACGTCAAATGCTGTCGGCTGGTTATCTACCAATTTGCAAAGTGCATTAGCTTTGTTCGGTGGATAATTGTTCAGGATTGCCATTCCTGCTATCTGTTTTTGAAATTCATCCGCATCAATCAGTCTCATCAATCTCACTCCAATCAAATTTACAACCACATTCGCCACAATAGTTGTTTCTGCTCTCTGCATCTGACATTACCTGTTTTCCACACAATGGACATTCGTAGTCGATATCTCCGTTCAGTTCGTCTAAGATGATCGGCTTTACTGGAATCTGCTTTTCCAACGCAACGAGAGCCATTCGCACAGCTGCATCATGCTTTCTTGCGCTGACAGCTGCTTTTGGAACATCTGTATGTATGTCTTTCTCCAATATATCCATAGCTTCTTTAATTTCCATCTTCAACCTCCTTATACGGTTCCGGTAACGGCATCCATGCTATTACTTCGTCCAAAATATCAACTTCTTCGTCTGTCCATTCTCTTCCATCCCAGTAGCCGATAAACGGTTGTGCAACACGTCTAGTCTGCACAATGTAGTCATCGGAATCACCGTCAATCTCTGGCTTCTTCGGAAGTCTCTCACTTACTGGAATCCAGTCGTTTTCTCTTTCTACTAATTCAAAATATTTTTCTCTATATTCAAGAGCAACGTCCAAACGATAAGAGCTATATCCAATGTGATAGCATTTATCACCCACTTCTCTATACTTATTTTCGTAATATGGCTTGTCTCCGTGCGTAGTCACTATGGTATCAATGCTGTCTACCTTTATCTTTTCCCCTGGTTTATTTCCTATCGGCTCATATGTCTTATCCATATCATTCTCCCTTTCTGTACGGCTCTGGTAGTGGCATCCAGGCATTCACAAAAAATCCATAGCTTGAATATGATTTTTCATTATCTCCTGGATAGAATGTACCACCCTCGCCATTTTCTTCGTACCTTGCGATATCTGGCATTGTGGAGTTTTTAAATGATACCAGTATGTAGCTTTCATCTTCCGGCAATCTCTCGCTTATTGGAATCCACTGAGTTTCTTTCAACGCATGTATCCCCATTTTAATGGCTTCTACCGTTTCCTCAGACCAGCCCCATTCAAGATGCTTCACTAATCTATCTATTGCTTGTTGATTATTCATCTTCAGCCTCCTCTTCTTTTGGAAATTGAAAAATAAAAGTTTCAGAAATTTGATCTCTTACCTTTCCCTCTTTTCGTCTTGTATTTTGCATAAATCTTTTCGCCTCTTCTGCCTTTATATAATTTTCTTATTGCCGATCCAAGTCCATTTTCCATATCCTCGGCAGTCTGCTCCCATGTACCTTCTGCTTCTCCCAACAGTTCAACTGAATCAGATACATAATCAATCAGCTTTTCAATCTCCAAATCTGTGAAATAAATACTCCGTCCCATTTGCTTTACCACCCCATATCATTACGGTATCCAATTGCACTTGGATTTACCATGTATGATCTTTTCAGCTCCGATTCATCCAATTGGTGTTTCAACTGGCTTACTTTTTTCTTTAGTGCCCGGTTTTCTTTTAATACTGCCATGAGTTTGCAGCTATCTTTCTGATCACATTTCGTATCTTCTGAATAGTTTTCACACATCAGGCATACTTCTTTTTCAGTCATTGTTACCCCTTCCTGCGCCACGATTCCACGCCTTCCATTCCTTCTTTACTTGTCAACTGCTGCCACTCCCAGTTTATATAGCTCCTCACAATCCCTTTCTGATTCCTGACCTGCACATGGTGTGGATAGATTCCAAGGATCGTGACCTTTTCCGTAGCGAGTCTGGTTTTACCTCCCTTCTGGGAAATCCTGCGCCTTAACTGTACTTTGTCTCCAACTTTCATTTTTTTGTTCCTTTCCGTCTTACCTTGCGCATTTTCTTCGTTACTGGATAGATGAACGCCCGCATATTGCCGGGTTTAGTCATCTTCCTCTTCATCTTTCTCACTCTCCCGGTTCTCTAAAATGATTCCATTTGCATTTATGTCTCCGTCCGCTTTTACCATAATGTACCTTTCTCCGTTAATCATCTCTAAGGTAACAAGATTCGTTCTGTCTGCGCTTACTGTTACATGTGCATCCATAAGACCAATCTCAAATGTCTTCGTGCTCACTGTGTTGTCCGCATCGATTTCAGCCGCGTCACAGTCTTTTGTTTTTTCTGCTGCCAGTTCCGGATCTATCCCGATGCTTTTTAATACGTTTTCCAGCTCCGCGCCTTTTAATATCCGGTTGTTGGATTCTGCTTTTATTTCACGGATTCTTCCAAGGTAATGATAAATATCTTTCGCCTGTTCCAGGCTTACTTTTCCGTCTGCTGCATTTAACCCTTCCCTAAAAGCTTCTTTCTGCTCTTTTGGTGTGGATGGCATCCCGCATCGGAGTGTCTGCGTGATCAGGCCTGCGTCCGGTTTATCCGGAACTTTGCTGTAGTACCAGATATGTTCCGGATCTTCGTGGCGGTCTGTAAATGCCGGATATAAAAATCCTTGTGTCGGCATACTTACTACCCAGTCTCTTGTACGTTCCTGAATATCTGCCAGTTCTGGTTTATAAGATAATCCTGCTGCCGATAAGCTTACCGGGCAGATACATCCGATCATGTACTCATAAACCTCTTCACTTTCATCCAGATTCGCTCCGTCCGTGGCAATTCCTGGAATGTCGTAGATTCCACTGGCAATTAGAATCAGGGAATACCCTTTATTCAATATGCCAATAGACTCTGCAATCTCTTCCAGGAAGATCTGGCGTACATCATTGTCTTCTAACCCTGTTTTTACAATCGTGACCAGATGTTGCTTTCTTGTTTTCTCCTTAAAATCCAGCTGAAACATATTTCTTCCAGGCTTTCCAGCTAAAACCTTTTTGAAGATATCCAGGTATTTGAACGTTTCCGTCTCTTCGAGGTTTAAAAAGTTTTTGACAAATTCCAACCTGCAGTTCCGGTCATTATCTACGATATATCCGGTTATCCTTGTGATATTGTACCTGTCTATTGTTAGAGTTCTTTTGATCTCCAGTAACTCTTTCTTCATGTCGCTCCTTTCTGGCTGCCGCACCGGGCAGCCATGCACTCTGCGAAATTGTGATATATTAACTTCCTGTGGTGCCTATAAATAATTCTTTCCGGCGTTTTTCATCCATTCTTCCCTTGTATGGGTTCTTTCGTAAACCTCCTGGGCTTTCGCCATCAGGATCCGTGCGTTCTTGGCATTGTTATGGACTGCTGCCGGTCCGTTTCGGTGATGTTCCAGGCAGAGATTTACTTTTAACCCTTCTGCCTCTGCAAATGCATGGGTGTTACCAAACAAAACATGATGCTCTTCCAGATATGGCTTACATGTAAAATCTCCATCCAGTAACATGCACAGGTAGCACCGGCGGTCGCCTTTTGGCTGCATGATGCTTTTTTTGTGCTTCTTACGTTTCTTCCGTTTTGTCGGTTTTGGAAACATCATATTCACCAATCAACACCTCCCCGCTTTGGTCTACTTTTTCATTCAGGTATAAATACCAATCCTGTGAACTGTGTACTTTTTGGGTTGTCTCTGCAAGGTACAGAGCCGCGTGATACAAGGGAAGTGTCTGGAGATATTCCCGGCGGGTTAATTTGATTTTGGGAAATGTGGCCAGATATTCTTCTACAGTTATATTTTTCGGGCAGGCATCCGGTTTCCAATCTTCTACACTTAATTGCTCCATCTTAGGACTCCTTTTTGTATAGCTCATGGTTGCCGTAAACCAAATCCGCCTCTTCTCTTTCATAACTCCAGCCATAACGCATTAAGATTTTGAAGCATTCCTGGTATCTCTTTCCGGCATCCTCTTTGTATTCTCCGGAATACTCTACTAAATCCCCGGTATAATCATCCATCATGTTGTTCATTGCAATCAGGAGCAACACTTGCGTATCCAGTGTTTGTATTTTTTCTTCTGCTTCTTCCTTTTCTTTCTCATCCGCATCATACAGGCTTTTCCCGTTAAAAAATTTTAGAACCATTCCATTTCCTAACCAACAGGACTTCTCCATCATGTTCCGGATCATCTTTTCAATGATTTTCTGGCGTTCCTCATCTTTTAACAGTTCGATCTTTCCGTCTACTATTGTCCGGATGAATTCTTTTTTTCTTTCATTCATTTTTTTCTGTAAAGTTTTCAACTGCTTTATCTTTTTTCTCTGCCTGTCCCATTCCGTTTCAACCTTTTCAGATTTCGGGAGTTTTTTCACTACATCAATCCCATTCCAACCATCCAGATAATACAGTTCTTTTCCGCGGATATTGATTTTCTTTGGTGGCTCTTTATCCAGGCTGAACGTTTTTACATCTTTCAGCTCTGCCGTATACTTCTTTTTTTCTATCTCCTTTGTGGCTTTCTTGATTCCTGCTTCCTCCAGAAGCTCAACAATAATTTTTTTGTTCTTCTCCCTCTCTTTGTTTTTAATCTCCGCTTCTACTTTCCACTTAATCTGTCTTGAGTCTGCAGCATCTTTCAATATTCTGTTCCTTGTTTCAACATCTTCGATTCTCGACAGTTCGGCGAGATCTTTTAGGTTCAGCTGATATGCCCCGTCTTCATCCGTCTTTTCCTTCACCAGCTCCGGGTCGAGCTTCGCAATCTCCAGCCTCCGGCGCACGGTTGTCCTGGAGAATCCTGTCTTCTCTGCAATCTGTTCTTCTGTATCTCCAAGATCTAACATCATCTGGAAGCCTTCCGCCTGTTCCAGGACCGTCAGATCGATGCGCTGCATATTCTCTTCCAGCATGGTTCCGACCTGGTCTTTGTAGCTCATGTCCTGCACGATCCGGCACGGATACATAGTTACGCCTGCCATTTTTCCGGCAGCGAACCGGCGGTGCCCGATGATCAGCGTGTATCCTTCTTCATGGTGCGCCCGGTTTTCATCCCAGTGCCCCGGAACGACCGTAAGGTTCTGCATAATTCCTTTCTTCTTGATTGACTCACTCAGCTCCGTCAGATCACCCAGGTCTTTTCGTGGGTTATCCGGATGCTGGTGAATCAGCTTGGCGTTGATGTTCGTGATCCCACTGGTTGTCATTTCAAATTCCTCTCTTTCTCGGTATTTTCAAGGTTTTCTCCTGTTTTTATCTCATTTTGGACTGTAGTCTATCGGAATACCGTGTAGACTCGGAAAATTCAAGGGTTACACAGTGTTTTTCCATCTGCTCCGACAGCTCCTGCCAGAGCTCTTTGTTTTTTATCTCTTTTCCATGTGGTCTGCGCCACTCTTCCCGTTTCCATTTGTCCATATTTCCTTCGTTTATGGTAGTGACCAGGAACTGATCCGGCGTGTAGACAGTCACTTCACACGGTCGGAGCATCTTTAGACCGACAAGGATAGCGATCATGCTCATTCTGTGGTAGGTCGTGTTCTGTTCCGTTTCGATCTGTGCTTTCACCGCCGGTCCTTTCTTAGTCTCGCATTCTACCAGAGCGATGCACTTTCCGTTTTTTGCGGTTGGTTCCCGGAAGTTTACTTCCGTGAACAGTTCTATCTTCATCTTCCGTCCTCCTTATCCGGATCATTTCATAATGCCGATATGGAAATCCGGTTGCTTTGTTGATTCCTTCAAAATAGGTGTCCTTTACTATGTAGTATCCTTTTTTCGGTCTCGGTTCTTTTTGCCACCGGTACAGAATATCCGTCTCCGGTTCCGGAAGCGGCATATTTCTGGATCTTGAAAAACTCGCTTCTTTGATCTTGTGATCCAGAACACCGTCCTCCACATATTTTTTCTGTGTTTTCTCATTTTTTGTGATGTACTGGGCGAGTTTCCGGAACTCTCCTTTTTCGTATAGCAACTGCTTATTCCGAACCTTCCCATGCTTCCAAGCTGCAGCTATGATCAGATCGGTATCCTGGATTCGGTTCAGAACTACATGAACATGCCAGTTGCCAGACGGCGTGCATTCAATATTCCGGAGCCACCGGAGTTCCTCGCCACGTTTCCGGTATTCTTTCTTGCAATATTTATAAAAATCTTCAAAATCTTTTACCGCTTGCTTCATGTCCGCCGGACGTTCTTCTTTCGGATATGTGAGAGTGAAGAAGTAATCATTCACCTTGAAGTACATCCGGAGTCTGTGACGTGCTTTCCTTTCCCTGGTCCATTGGTTGACCTGCTCCACTTCCTCCGGTGTGGCTTTCTTCTTTTTGGCTCTCTTCTCTCCCGGTGCTCCATATCTTCCATCCAGATATTCCTGTCTCTCTATTACGTTTCCCAAATCGTATGTCACTCGTCTGATTCTCATAGCGTGTCCTCATAACTTTAATAGTCTTATCAAGTTATTAAAAAGGGCAGTCGCCCTGTAAATACTTGACTTTCCCGCCGCTAAAAGGTACACTATAAGTGCTTAGATTATTCGTGTACCTTTATGGTTGCGGCGCTTGCGATATTTCTTTTCGCAAGCGTTTTTTATTCTTCTTTTAAGTACGAAAAATTCATTTTCAGGAATACCATCAGAGCTTCCGCATCATCCGGTGCTTCAATATCTTCTCCGACTGCAATTGCAAATACAATATCTCCTAAGATTGGCCATCCGTGCCTGTCTGCATCATAAAAATAGCTTCCAAGGCGGTTGACTTCTTTCTGCTTCATTATTCCGTCCTCATCCACCAGCATGATCATTGGCATTTTAAACGTCTCATACAAGGTTTTTGTGCTTACAGTTTCAAAATGCCCGCCTACTGCTTTCTGCAGATCACGGAAATCATCAAAATCTACATTTATTATCGAAATAATGTTATCCGGTGTTACTTTTACTGTTTTCACTGCTTGTCCTCCTTTATCCTTGCACTTTTATTGTCTTTACGCCTTTATCATCCAGGCAATCTGCAAAATTCTTCAGATATGCGATTGCCATTCGTTTGTGGTAATCCGCAGTCTTGTCTACTCTTTCCAGAGATTCAAGTGTTTCGATCATCTTGTCGATCTCTCCCACTCGGATGCTCTTACGCTGCTTCTCTTCTGACATGCTCCCTCGCCTCCCTTATTTTCCTTTTCCGGTACTGCCATTCCCGCATCCGGAAGTATTCCAGTGCAAATGCTCCGGTAGTAAGTGTTGTGATTCCAAGTGCTGCATATAAATAAAACAGCTCCTGACTTTTCACTGAGCACGCACCAGCCATCATCAAGATTCCAGTAATGCTTGCCGTTACGCTGAGTGTCTTTGCAATCTTATAAAACATCTCTCATCCCTCCTTTACTTGTCCAACTGGTACCGCTTACGCGGTTTTCTCCTGCTGGTATCCAAAATATTCCACGTAATTTCTTACCAACTCTTCTGTTGTTGTCTCTTTCTCTTCTTTTTGCATGACGGACATATCAATTTCCTTTCCGTCAATGTTTACAATAAAAATATGTTGCAAATCCACCACCTCTCTTTAAACTATGCGATGCTGGTTGTACTTGTTGATTTGTCCTACGTTTTCTCCTATACTTTTAACTACAGGCACTGCCATGCCAAGTACCAGAGAAAGGAGGTTCTTTATGGGAAATTTAGACGCATCAGATTTTATTCAGCTCCTGGGGATTCTGGTTTCGCTCTTAACAAGCGTCATTGCAATTATCATTTCGCTTAAATCCATAAAGCAAAACTCGGAAATGATAAAAAACGCATCCAAGCCTGTTATTTCCATCTACATAGATGCCATTACAATTTGCGAACAAACCAGTTTTTTCGTACTGAAAAATTTTGGAACTTCCCCCGCAAAAATTACACATTTTACATATGATTCTGTTTTGAAGACAACTCCACAAAAGTTTCCTCTTTTATGCGAACAGTTCGATTATGTAAATGGTATTATTCTGGCTCCCGGTCAAACAAAATTGCTTGAATATGATGTAACCAAGCTTCCAGTTGATACTGTGCATTTTCACATAGATTATTCTTTTGGTAATTGTTCAGACAGCGAAGATATTACTTTGAATGTAAAAAATTACATCCATATCCCAGTCACACGCAAAGACACATTTATTTCTTCCGGAAATGAGCGTCAGGTGCTCACTCTCCGCGAAATACTAGAACGCTCTATGTAATTTTTGTCTCTTCTATTATTGAGGAAATCGTATCTTCCAGAATCTTTCGCGCTGCACCAACCGTTATTCCGTTCTTGCGCATTATTCCAATGATTTCCTCAATAATTTCATTTACTTTCTCTCCAGAAATACTTTCATCTGTACCGTTTTCGCAAAATTCCCATTTTACATATTTCTTTCCCACTTCATCACCTTCTCCCTGCAAGTTTAATCAGGAGCCCATATCCCGGGCAGCCTTCTTCACAGCATGAGTAATTGTGTCTTTTCAATACCCAGCATTCGCATTTTTCTCTAAGTTTTGCTCCACAAAATCCACAAAAATTATCTTCTGGTATCTCCTTTAAACATTTAGGACATTTCATATCTTTTCTCACCACCTTCATTGGTTGCAAATATCAAATTTATTTCCTATACTTGGCTTCAGTACTCCGAAGAGATACATCAATTTTCCAATCAATATTGTATCATCTCCGGAGCAGCCGCGCAAGAGAACAAAAGTTCTAGGGCTGTTATTTTTGTACCCTTTTTTACATAAAATACAAAGGAGCTGATACAATGAGCCTAAAATATGCATACGGATATATCCGTGTATCCACGCACGATCAGGAAGAAATCTCTCCGGATTCCCAGGAGCATCTCCTCCGGGATTATGCAGCCAAGAATAATATTGTAATTCTGAAGATCTTCACGGATCTCGGTATCTCCGGAAGAAAAGCAGATAAACGTCCCGGATTTCAGGAAATGATTGGTCTGGCCAAAGGTCCGGATCATCCGGTTGACTGCATCCTGGTATGGAAATTCAGCCGGTTTGCCCGGAATCAAGAAGAATCCATTGTGTATAAATCCCTCTTGAAGAAGCAACATAATGTAGATGTGATCAGTATCTCCGAGCCACTAGCAGACGGTCCGTTCGGCTCTCTGATCGAACGTATCATAGAGTGGATGGACGAATACTACTCCATTCGCTTATCCGGTGAGGTATTCCGTGGCATGAAAGAAAACGCTACCCGCGGTGCATACCAGGCAAGACCGCCACTCGGCTATAAAGTTGTAGAACGTGGTAAGCCTCCGGTTATTGTTCCGGAAGAAGCTGCGATTGTCCGTATGATCTTTGATAAATATGTAAATGGGAAAATGAGTTTCTTTGATATTGCCCGACATCTGAACTCTCTCGGACTGAAAACGTCCCACGGGAAAGCTTTTGAACGGCGCAGTATCGAATATATTATTCAAAATCCATCCTACTGCGGTATGATCCGATGGAACCGGATGGAAAACGCCACCAACCGGATCAAAGACCAGGACGAGTGGATCATTGCTGACGGAATGCAGGAGGCGATTATAAGTAAAGAACTCTTCGATGCCGCCCAGGAACGCCTGAAAAAGATCTATAAACCGGTTGGAAAGCGCCCCTCTTCTACATATAAGCACTGGTTGTCCGGACTTCTGAAATGCCCGGTATGCGGGCGCACACTGACCGCTACGACCATGAAACGTGCCAATAGGGAAAAGTATGCGTACTTCTCCTGCTACGGATACAGCAAAGGAAAATGTGATAAACCACACGGTGTAAGCTCTCTGGTGATCGAAAAGGAAGTCCTGAAAGCATTAGAAGAAGCTCTTGGTTCCAATTCGATTGTTTATGAAATGCGCGAAATTCGCCCACAGGAGCTTTCTAATGAGCGTACCCTTATAAGTGAACGCCTTGCCAGTTTGAAAGGCAAAGAGGACAGGATACGTGCGTCATACAGAGAGGGTATTGATACGCTGGAAGAATATAAAGAAAATAAAGCTCTGATTGCCAAAGAAAGAGACTCTCTGGAACGGCAGCTTGCAGAGCTGGAAGAAAATACGCCGGATAAGATTCCGGATGATCCTACTCCTAAAATGCTGGATCGGGTAAGCTCCGTCCATGATATTCTGGTTTCTGATTCTTACTCTCTTGTCCAGAAAAATGAAGCTTTAAAGCAAATCATAGATAAGATTGTTTACGATCGGGAATCCGATACTCTGAAAATTCATTTCTTTTTATACCACTCATAATGCCGGAAACCCACGTATTTACAGGCTTTCCGGCTACTTTATAGGTTGTGGCAATTTGGTCAACCATTTTGCCACAACCTATAAAGTTATTTCTTCTTATTTTAAGGGAATTATAAGTCCTCATGTTTGGTACTGTCAACCGCGATTTATTTCACCCGCAATCTCTGACCAACATAGATCACATTCGGATTGCTGATTCCATTCAGCTGCGCAACCTTCTGGTAGGACGTGCCGTATTTAGCTGCAATATCGGAAAGCGTATCTCCGCTCTGCACGGTATAGTATTGTGCGTTTCCGGCATTAACCTGATCCTGTACATCGTTATATCGACTTCCAAGAACTGTCTTGCGCACATCTCCATTTCCATATCTGCCGGATAATACTTCCTGTGCCAGATTATCCGTACTTGTAATCCAAATATGATTGATAAAATTCTGTACCTCTTCGTATCTGGTTCCAAGATTCTTGATCCGGTCTTCTCCGTTGCCAAATTCTCCGAGCATCGTCTTGTATGCCAGATCTAAAGTAGATCCTTCCGGAGTTGTCGTTGCCGGTTTTGGAGCTTCTGGCTGTTCCGGAACAACTACGTTTGCCTTATCGCTTACGGTATATTTGCCCCAGTCCTCTTTGCTTCCGTAGAATTTGTCCAGATCAAGATTTCCGTCATAACCATTTAAACGTCCGCAAGACGTGTACTGCCGGATTGCACATGTATATTTACCTTCATTCCACGGTGCGTCCTGATATCCAGTTGGATCGTTATCCGCATACTGGGCAATCCACAATCCATAATTCCCTATGTTATCAAATTTGTAGCTGATCGACTGTGAACAATACAGAATCGAATGCACACCGGTCTTCTGGTAGACATAATCTAACCATCCTTTGCACCAGGCATAGTCGCAACTGCCAAAGGACGCATTGTTTTCTGCTTCCCAGTCCAGGATCAAAATTGCTTCTCCGAGACGATTTCCTACATTTGCTAAGAAGTAATCCGCTTCCGCCTGGATGTTACCACCATAGGCATAATGGTAGATCCCCAGACATTTTCCTGCTGCCTTCGCCTGGCTGTAAGCTCTTTTGTAATCCGGATTTACATAATTTATCCCCTCTGTCGCCTTGATCACCACAAAATCACATGGTACAACCGCAAGATTGATCCCGTTTTGCCAGCTACTGATATCAATTCCGTTTAATGCCATAACATTTCCTTTCTACCGCTAACTTTTGGCTGTCAAACAAATAGCTCCGTCTGTCTATTCGTCCTTATTCATCTGCTTAATCAACTGGTTCACATAATTACTAAGTCCAGCCACTAAAATTCCTTGTACAATTGCCGTAAAAATAGCCATTGCAATATTTTGTGTACCTTTAAGGTCGCAAGTTGCTACCACGTAGATACCGCAGATAGTAATTCCAACAACACCGAGTATTGCTGGAATATACTTGTCTGTTATTTTTTCGGTATTTTTTAAACCGATTCCAACAAAGTACAGTACAACTGCTACTACTACCAGTTCCGGTTTTACATAATTCATAATCTGTTCCATAGTTATTCACCTTTCTTTTTTAAATGCAATTCTTCAATTTCATGCATCATTTTAGTTATCATTCCATTTCCACCGAGCGCATGATATGCTTCGTACATCTCGCAGAAGTTTTCGTATGCATAAGACGGTATATCTCCAATCTGCATATATTTGCTGTGATACTCAATCAGCTGTACCCGGAGCAGAAGCATTGTCCCTTTGCTATTGGCGTCGCGGTCTCTTTTTTGGTTCTTTAATAGCCAGACGATATATCCCAAGACAATCGGAAGTACCAAGGTATATGTCTGTAATAATAGCTCTTTCACTACTCTTACCTCTTTCTTATTCTATGCAATAAAATAAGACCTGGTAAGGTCTTGCTCTGATATCCATATTTTCTCCATTAAAAAAAGACAGCTCCGAAGAGTCTGCCTTTTGTCTGTTATTCTGTTATAATTTCTTGCCACATCTCGGACAGTAGTTAATCGGTATATTCATTTCCATCATGTTTTCTTCACCGCCGTAATCCGATACACCGATGTGTAGTACACTTTGTTCATCCACTTCGCCACCAAACAACCACAACTCCAACCGCTTTACCGGATCTCCTTTAGCAAGTACCACCGGACGTGCGCCCAACAGATTGCTCATATCCTTTTTGCCAAAGAGTACCTTTCTGCTACAAAATTCACATTTCTCCATTTTCATTACCTCTCTGATATTTTTATTTTGATTGTATCAGATAATGTAATGGTTAAGAGATTTTCAAGAGAGTTCGATGTTCTTCGATACCTCATTTTCAAAAACCATAATTCCTCGTGTGTGTTTAATATGTTGTACTGATTTAACTCACTAGAATCTACAACCGAATCAATAGCTGATTTTTCGATAAAAAAATAAGACCTTTCGGTCTTGCTCTGATTTCCATATATACCTCCACAAAAATAAGAGCAGTCATTCCGCTCTTATTTTAAAATATCAATCTTTACAATTATAAGTTTCAATATACATATTTCTGTATTTAATAAACTCTCTATAAAGTTTTGCTTCAAGTTCTAAAGCATCGAAATATTGTTCTTCATTACTGTATTCACCTATTTCAAAAAGAAGTTTATAATATTTCGTATCTTTATAGCTCTCTGGAATTTTATTTAAAACAAGTAATATATATGTCGTTGCTACAACACACTCACCATCTTTTTTCATTGATGAAAACACTTCCTTTAAATCATTTTCCATTTGATTCATTTCCATTACCTTTTGTTGTTTAAATATCTGTTCACTTGATCCTTTTCTATCTATGTACAGCACATAAAATGTAATCATTCCAGATATAAAACTCCCAAATAAACCGCCAAAAAAGCCAAGCCATCCATCATTAGATGCATTGGATGGAATTTTATTTTTCACTATAAACATGGCAATCAGAATTGAAGTAACAAACAACAATATTGTAATAAGTACGCCTAAACCTACTTCTTTTTTGTTTTTCATTCATTTTCTCCTTCCACCGCCATTATACAGCAGAAGAAGAACTCTGCCAATGATTAATCTCCCAGTATCAGTGCAATCTTCTTAGCTCTTAACGCATCTCCTCCACCGGCAGATACTTCCGTGTAGCAGTCTGCATCATTCTTCACAATCGTTGTTCCGGCATAAGTAGTTAATTCTTGGTAGGCTTGGATTTCGGATGGTTGTTATTTGTATCTGCAAAATAAAACCTCTCGGTCTTGCACGTATTTCCATATGATCGCTTCTGTAATTGATTAATCTGTTAAAGCTCCCCTTTAGCGAATTTCTTCATTGCCAATATCCATCAGATCATTATACTGTTCCTCAGTAATTCTGCCCGTGGCGAAGAAAATGTCAATCTTATTCTTCAAATCTTCTGTCAGACCGTTTCTTTCCTTTAATTTTTTTCAATGTCTTGTATAACATAATCATACCTCCAATTCTGCAAGTGCTACTGCGTACTCACTGTTCACATAGGCTTCTGCTGATTGTATATCCATGTCATAGATATAATCACGATTGTCGTTAAGTTGCTTCTTTACATAATCCCATCCATTTTTCATGGAAATCGGGTAGTTAAATACTGTATATCCGTCCAACTGCTCTGAATTGACGCTGATGTTTGTTACTGGATAATAGGTTACAAGTTCTTTTAATGCCTGTGTCTGTTCTGGTGTGAGGTCGGTTTCTTGTTGCTCTAATAATTGATAAATCACATCAAAATCAATACTCAGCTCCTTTAATTCTTGCGCGGTATACAATTCATTATTTGGTTTTTTTATATTTTTTATATATAGTGATGTGCCTGATACACATGTTGTCCAACTGGTCCATTTAAATGTTGAAAATATGCATTCTTTATCACCTTCTTTCCCAGGAACGCCAATATGGATGGATAATCGATATTCTTCATTAATCTCCCCGTTTTTTGTATTAAATGCTTCCCTTCCACACATTCTAACTACTTTCCCACGCTCCACATCCACATAATCCGCAACATACTGCTGACCATCAATCGTTACATTGCCGCCAGATGCTACTGGGATGGCGTTGAGAGTGTAGGGGAGCTGGACGGATTGCTCGGTGTATGGCTCGTAAGAGGTGGCGGTTGTGCCAAGTTCGAGCTGGACTTGCAAATAACCCGTGGCGTTAACGTCTTTCGGCACAAAGTAGCACCCAACAATGGTGTTGGCATCAACCGAAAAGGTTTTGCTCGGTCTACCGGGTGTAACAGATGCAAGAGTTTTCCAATCGGCATTAACCGCAGATATAGTAACATTTTCAACATTCTCAAAAGATACTAGTGTTATAGTGTATGTGCCAGCAGATAAAAAGTAGTGTGCGGTTTCAGGGTCAATTATCCGAAGATTTACCATACCAACCGGTTTTAGCGCATCAAAAGCCCATCTATTGTATTGTGCATCGTATCTTAGTGCCGTTATATTTTGACCGCAGTTTGTAGGAATCAGATTCTTCCCGCATACCTTAACCACCGGATTCACCACTCTTTTTATCTCCTGCGGATAATCCGGTGATGGGGATGGGATACCGCCAGTGTAGGGTTCGTAGGAAGTGGCTTCTGAGCCTTTTTCTACTTGAATATCTTCGAGTTTTGTTGCATTTACAATTAAATAATTGTAATCTTTTGTATCTATTGTATATGAATCTTTTGTTCCATCTTTATTTCTCCCATTGTAGCAAGTAACCGTTTTTGCATCTGTCGGAACAGTATCAACACAACCAATACGATATCTATCTTGAATACTTCTTGTACTGATAGTTACGTTTGTCAAATTGCTCACATCAATAGCCATTCCAATGTCATTATTATTAAATCCACATAAGTTTACAGAAGTATTGATATAATATTTTTCATTTTTACCATGTGCAAGATTCTTTCCAGTAGTTGTAAATTGGCTTGACCTCCCATATATTATCATATCCTGAATCTTGCCATTATCAGAATCAGTGATGTGAGTTTCGCCCTGATTCGATGCATAGAACTTTGTAATTTTGTTGGATAAATCTTCCTTTAGCGAACCAATATCCTCTTTATTGGTCGCAATCTGCTCCCGATCAGCTGTGAACTCTTCCGCCACTGCCTGCATCTTACCCAGCTGTTCACTTCCAGCTGTCTGAATATCTTGCACTGCTTTTTCGCCAGATGCTATAAGGTCTGTCTTGAGCTGTGTCCCAGTTTCAATCTCCTCACCAAGAGAAGTGTCCAATGCACCCGCTTGCTTCGCAGTCGCACTCAGAGTCTCCTGAACCGTTCCTGCCGTCTCTGTAGACTCATCTAATGCAGTCTTGGCAGTTCCTGCTTCCAGGGTGGACGTATCCAACTCTGTCTTTGCAGTTCCCGCCAGCTCCACCGACTTGTCCAGTGCTGTCTTAGTGTCACTAGCAGTCTGAATAGACTCATCCAGTTCTTCCTTTGAAACACCAGCATTTATAATGGTCTGTTCGAGTTCTCCCTTGGACTCTGTAGCCTGATTTTGAATCCGTTGGATCTCGCCATCAGTGTGAGTAGTAATCTTGCCTACAGAGGTCTCTTCCTGATTCTGGATAGCTTCGATTGCTTCCTGCTTTTTCTCTCCGACTTTCCTAAGAGCATCTTCCTTGGTCTTTTCTGCTGTAACTGCACTCTCCGATGCACTAGCAGCATTCTTACCGGCTTCTGTCGCACTTTCCTTTGCATTCTGCTCTGCCATCTTCGCCCGATCAGCTGCCGCATTAACAGCTTCAACAGTTTCGTGAAATATATTCGGCTCTGGCAATGGTTCTTCTGATGGGTTCTCTGGTTTGATTCGGGATTTTACTGGTATAATTATTTCACATTTCGTATTTCCGTATTTTTCTGTAGATACATATATAAATGCATATATAAAATAATCATGTGTTTTATTTTCGGTGTTCAATAATTCGTTTGGTATTTGAACCTCGGTTACCCCATTTACTGTTGTCCCTATGCGAGTAATGCACTTTTCATTTTCCCTTGATAAGGAGAAATGCACCTCTAGGAAATTTGGTAGTACCACTCCACCCGATAGAATTTTTAAAACCTGTCCGTAATCATACTGCCAGATACTTCGTGTTCTTTGCAACATTTCGTTAAATTGTACTTCTATAATATTATCCATAATTTCAACTCTCCTCCACTACTCATTTACATCTTTCATTTCAGACATCCTCTTTAAAATAATTTGTAGTGCGGTATTTTCTTGCCCCATAATAAATGTCTTATATAATCATCAAGTACAACTGCTACGGCTGATAGGAAGAACCACAATACTGTAAACGGCAAACATATTTGTCCTAACAGATTCAAAGGCATATTGTTATAATCCCATACGTTCCATCCAAGCCATAGATTCACAATGCATCCGCATAAAAATTCCAATATGGTAATTACAGTCGCGCCTATAGCCATCTGTTTAACCAGTGGCATCTTTCGATTTTTTTCATTTATGCATCCGATAAGAAAGAATGCCATCCCACCGACAGTAAACATAGTCCAGTGGCTACGTCCTCTCGCGGTAAGCTCTATAAGCACATAAAACAGACCGCCAATCACAAACAGAATCAGCGGTCTTAATTTCTTCATGATTTCTGAGCCATCATTGCTTTCAATGGCTCTGACCGGTATGCTTCTGGAATATCCATTCCGTAAGTGACTTTTTCTACATCTTCCTTGCTTTCCAGCGAACGGATATAAATACGCAGGTCACGGAAATATGTTACGTGCCATGTCACGTAAGCCATTGCGGTTGCTGTAATTTTTTTCATATCTTTATTGCTGTAGAATTTACAGTGTTCCGCTTCATTCGATGTGTGCCACGGAATATTTTCTTCTCCAGCTGCGACCTGACTTTGTAATCCGACAAGACTTGTCTGGTCATGATCTTCCAACGTGAAATGTTCTGCAGTTCCATCCGTAAGAACGACATCCACACCTGCAGCAATAATCCCCTGTTGTGCCATGTTCATTTCAGCTACTTTAGCCTCTTGCAAGTCCTCCAAAGTTGGCTCATGTGGTTCCGGTTCTGGTTCTGGCATTGGTTCCGGTTCTGGTTCCGGTTCTACATATACACTTCCGTCATTAGACAGAATAAATCCATTTTCTTCTTCTTTATAAAGTGTAGTAAACTCTTCATACTTACCAAAAACACATCCTTTCTCTGTAAGTAGTCGAAACCCAGAAGTGTTTTTCTCTACCCCTTCAATTAGAATATGTGAATCATCTTGTTTGACTACTTTTCCTTTAACTGGTTCTTTCTGGTCTAAAAAAAGTATATTCATCGTTACTCCTTTCTTCTTTTTAGAGGGATTCTGAACTAAATAGCAATTTGACGAATGTAAATAATGCTTTAACTAGTATGAAAAGTAATTTAATGGCTATAAATACATATTCCATGACACTTAATACTTCTAACGTAAAAACGCCTGATTCATGGATTGAGTGCAATAGAATTGGGAATTTGGTGATGGTCAATGGATGCGTCAAAATCACAAAAGCTGTTAACGCATATGCTACCCTTAATATTGCAAGTGGAGTACCTGCTCCATGCTGTAACAAACAGCTTTATACTGTAGCAATAGCACAAGATAATACATATTCCAGTTGCTTTCTTGGTGTTAGCAAGAATGGTGACATCAATCTCTATGTCAGATGGCAAAAAGCATCGGCAGGAGATGTTTTTTATTACGAGTTCTGCTATATATGTAAATAGCCATTATTTTAGCTAACCGGTATAAAAATTCCACGCGTCGCCCAACCGCTCCAAGATCCTCCATTTTTATATGATGTAATTTGAATCTTATCACCTTTAGTACATTTACCTGCAAATGTAGAGGTTAATTTATAATAATTTCCATTTTGACCAATCAAGACATTATTCATCTTGCAAGTAATTTCCTGTTCACAACTTCCACTATCGATATTGGAATTTACGATAACGATGAAAGCATATGTAACGCCAGATTTCAAAAAATTATTTGTGTCCCATGTGACGAAATCTGTTGCCGTTGAATCAATGAATATTGGTTTCCTGTTCTCTAAAACAGTGTTGGTTTTTGCAAGATTCGTATTCGTGGTCGTTATTTTGGAATTTGCTTTTGTTAATTTGCTATTTAACTCTTTAACTGCCAGTGCATCTGCGAAGAATCCTTCCTCCGTTACAAGATCAATTTCATCCAAAGTAACAATCCTATTCGCACGGATAGCATCATCAGCTTCTGCTCGTGCTTTCTTTTCCTCAGCATCTGCAGCTATGCGTTCTTCTCGCTCCGTGTCATCCGCTGTTTTTCTGTCCCCTTCTTCCTTTCCTACTTTCGTTAAAAGCTGTTCCACCAAGGTTTTCTGTTTTTCTTCCTCGTCATCTGGAAATCCCATTGTATCAGAGCATTTTATTGTTTCTTTAAACGAAATCAGTGATTTTCCATCATTAATGACTCTGATCTGTAGTTCATTCATTCCAACCGCAAAAAAATCACCACTCGGTGTAAACGAGATCACACTGTTGTCAACATCACATAATGTACCTTTGAGTTTATCCATGCTTTTATGATAAACATAGGCAACCGCTGCTGCCGTTGCCGGAACCTCATAATCCCTGACCGCAAACTCAAGCCCTAACATATCCGTCCCTTTTGTTACTTCGATCGGGATCTTAATGGTATTTCTAAGCACATAAACATCTCTTTTTATAGTGTTCATTTTTCTTTTTCCTTTCTTATCCAGGAATCCACTGGACGATATAAACACTGGTCGTGGTTCCCGTGCTTCCTCCAGGAAGTCTAAGAACGTAATCCCATGGAAAATTGTAATAGCTTGTACACCAGATTTCCTGCCCCGTCTGATCTCCTGTTGCTCCTCCTGTCGCTCCTCCATTCTCATTCTGACTCGCCTGTACAACCTGTCCATTTCCGATACTCATTGCAGTATGACTCGCCACATTCAAAAGGATATCGCCTCGTTGAACGCCGCTTCCTGAAGATAAATTAACAGAACCGGTTACATCCTGAAATCCGCAGGATTTAAATGCGGCATACATATTTCCCGTATAAGTTGCACCGGCATCTTTTACCTTGATACCGGCTTGCTGGTACGCTGTGATCAGCAGCGAAGAGCAGTCATAGTCCGGTCCCCATCTGCTTCCTTGATCGTATCCATGGCTGTTATCGTTCGCAATGCCAATCGCCCACTGGACAGCCGATTCTATTGCTTTGGAGTTTGTATCATACTGGCTCAGCAAATTGTAGAAACTTCTTGCCTGTGATCTCCTGGCGGATTCCACTTCTACGCCTGCACGCTCGAAGTTCTTTAAAAATGCACTAGCAAGATCTTCCGGAGATGATCCGGATGTCTTAAAAGCTCCCCAAGACATATTGTAAGAACTGGTTGGAATCCACTGTCCGGTTGACTCTGATAGCGCATCAATCCAGTATAACTGCCCGTTCGGATCCGTAATTGAATATCCGTTCGCCGTTGCCCAGTTGGTATAATTTGTCGCCGGTGTCCATTGGACCAATCCGAATCCGCCGGAATAATTCCCTTCATTTAAACTTTGCCACACTCCCGGATTCACATAAGACTCGCTCTGCATATTTCCCAGAATTCCAGCGATTGCATTTAAAGACCAACCTCTTCCGGAAAAATACTTGTACACTTCTACCGCATTTGCGTTCATCTGTACTTGCGATAGTGCGTAATTCCCGATTGTCCAGCTCATTTAAAAACTTCCTCCTTTTGTACTTCCTCCAACCAGATACCCATTTACATATTCCAGATATGTTCCATCAGAAAATACTGCTTTCCCAGTTTTTGCTGAGTATCCTTTAGAATCTTTCTGGACTTCCAGCGATGAGCCGCCGACCGTCATTTTCCCAGACGCAATCAAAGCTACACTGTCAAATTGTCCTCTGAGTTCGTTTCCGATCGAAAGATATTTTGTTCGCGTGCTTCCCTGCTCCGGATAGATCAACAACCCTGTTTGTCCACCGGTCGCTCCGGCACGAATCACAACTTCGTAATTCGATGTCTTAAATTTAAGATTTCCTTCCGACAATGTAGCTGTCTGGCTTCCATCAGAATTAGCACATACATATCTACCTTTCGCATACACACCATCTTTATCAAGCCGCACAATCTCGTTTCCACTTGCATCCATGACTCTCGCTACACCATTGCCATTATCCGCGCCACCAAGTTCCAGCGTTCCACCTCTTATGCGGTCCGCCAGCATTGTTCCTGCAACGATAAAATCTGCAAAGAACCCAGCTCCTGTTCCGAATGTGCTCCACTTCCAATCATTTCCATCCGCAGTACGTTCGGATGCGATTTCGAATCCGAGTGTTCCAAGGCACATAGCTCCAAACGTGGGTGATTCCGGATCCAGATCTTCAAACAGCACAGCTCTTACCGTCTGCTTTTTCGCGATCGTAGATTGCGCTTTCAGTTGCGCTTTTACACCGTTAATAATTCCGCGCACTTGCTGTCCGACAAGTGTACCATCATTTCTGATAGCTTGCTCTACTCTATTCATTACGGAAGATGCATTGTTTAAGAAATTGTATTGGAATTCTCCGAGTGTTACGGATGTGAGTTTTTTCCTCACAGCATCCCATTCCAGTTCAATCACTCTGGCATCAGACACGATTCCAAGTTTAGAGTGCTTACAATGGACGGTATCTCCAAGAGATACAGATTCCAATTCTTTTACATCTTCATACAGCTCTGTGTTCTGTAGCAGCTCCATATTTGCCTTTATGGTAATCTTTGGTTTGTCGACATCTGCTGCATACTGTTCTTCGCATCTTTTTCTCAATGCTTTTTCAAGTTGTTCCTGCGTATCACATATGATCACGCCATTTTCTTCATCATCTTCAGATGCATCTGCACGCATTTTCACGTCCTCGAATGACATTACTTTGTAATGCGCTGTTGGATATTTTTCTATAATCGGCGAGTCAACCCACGGCGTTTCTCCTGCAATCATATATCCGTTGTATGATTTCGGAATAATTCTCGTTGCAACTTCCGTCATGTCAATCGTTTCAGAAAACCCATCTTTTACAATGTTTTTTCCGTAAAGAACCTGCACTCCATGATCGCCACCGACGCGCTCATCTACTGTAATATTATAGTTATCATAGAGGATTTCTCCGCCCCAGCGATTTATAAAAGAATTCTCATCATTGCCGTTTATTGCTTCGATCAAATTTTTTGTCTGGTAATATGCCGTAGACAGCTTCTTAATGTCTGACTTTGCTGTGTACATCTTATTCGGTGCAGTCATGATATCAAGCGCATCCTGTCCATTTTTTTCAGTTGGTCTTACATCCAGCAAAAAGCAATCCTCTTTTGCATCCAAAAAGATAGGAGTAAGTTCTGCGCTCACTCCCGAATCCTGTTTTTCTTTGTTTTTTATACGAAACAGCTGTTCTCCGTTAAACGATGGCAGTTTAACAACCGCATTATCGTTAATATACTTCCATCTGCCTTCATCGTCGATCTGGTGCTCCAGCGTTGCTGTCCATTCTCCATTCAATACCACATGAACGGTAAGTTCTTCCGGAAGAAGTGTCATGTCTCCATTGTGATCATAATCTTTATTTTCAGCATTATAAATCTGTATCATTATAAACATCTCCAATTCGGAATAACTTTTAGCTCGAATCCGTCTGTAATTTTAATCTTGTTTCTACCTTCGATTAAAATCAAATCATCATAATCGCCGGCTACAGATGTATTGCTTAGTGTTCCGTCCTCTCTATAAGCAAGCTTACGTCCTGTGTCAATGGTTAGGTTTTGCCCTACATTTGCCACCATTTTTCCACCATTAACACTCAAAGTACACTCACCCTCGCCAGTAATCTTATAGATTGGATACGCAACTTCATATGGATTATCTACCACATCTCTGGCTTTCATTTCTCCGAGTCCGCTTTCCAGATATCGCAGCCCATCTTTTGTCAGAAAGGTTGCTGTAAAATTTCCAATCCTTTCTGTGGTTCGTTCCGCTTCATCCAATTCTACTTTTAATATTTTATAAAAATGCTCCGGATCCGAACCAATCCGAAGCAGCTTATTTCTGGCTGATAACCATTTCTTCGCAAGTCCAAGTCGTTCATCCCACCGGTCAGCATCCCCGATAAAATTAAAATCTATCTTGATCTTTGTTGATTCATATCCACCTTCCAGAATATACATTGTGCCATCGCTCCCCGGTATTTCTACTGAAGAGTCTTTTTTTACTGCAGCCGGAATATATGGGAGATTTTTCATATACAGTCCAAGACTGGAAGCAAGGATTTTGTTGTATTCAATTTCGATCAAATTCCTGCAGCTCCTTTCTTCCATTTGATGTTCTGTGACATTTTCTTTACAATAGCATCTACCAGAACCTCTGCAAGTTTTTTGTCTCCAAGAGTGATATTATTCTCTACCACTAAGGACATTGCCGCAATCGCCTCAGCGATCATCTGTGCAAGGATCTCATTGTTCGCCTGATTTTCTTCTCGAATGTAAGATTTCAGTAAATCAATTGGAAGCACCGCTTCTTTTCCGGCTTCTCCACCACCCATTAAGCTGTTCCCGTTTGCTCCAAAGATTGTCGGGCTGTTCAAAATACCACCTTTTGCATACCAATCTACAGAAAATTTTGGTGTCTTCAGTGGTGATAAGCTAAATCCTCCACTTATCTTGAAATGCGGTAGTTTTATTTTCGGAAGCTTCCAATCGAAATTTAAAAAATCTTTTATCTGCTCCACTGTTGTATGGATAAATTTCTTTATACTCTCAAATGCAGAATTTACTCCTTTGCGGAACCATTCGCACTTATTATATAAAGTTACAAAAATAGCTATTAGAGCTATAACCGCCGCAATAACAAGAATTATCGGATTTGCCGCAAGAATAGCATTAAATCCAGAAAAAGCCGTCCCTGCTTTTGACATCACAGGAGCTATCTTCGCTCCTACATCAATCACTCCTGATATTCCCCCAGACACTTTACTGATTATGCTAAATACCGGACCAAGCGCAGCCACAAGCAACGCACATTTAATGATCATCTCCTGTGTTTCAGGAGAAAGTGAATTCCACATACTAATCAAATCTTTCAGTATCGGCGTAACTGTCTGAAGGCATTCCGCAAGCACCGGACCAAGTGCATTTCCCACATCATATCCGGCATCTTGCAATTCATTTAAGGTTATTTTGAACTGATCAGCCGGATCCAAAGTTGCATTAAACGTATCTTCAACACTTCCGAGATTTTCATCTAGGGATGCTCCAAGTTCTTCAAAATTCAATTTCCCGTCTTTACAAAATTGCGCAAGTGCCGGACCAGCTTTCGATCCGAACAGATCAACTGCTGCATTGTAAGCATCCGCAGATGTTTCCGCATTAAGCATTGTATTTTGAAGTTCTGACAATGCTTCTTTCATCGTTTTTCCTTCGCCTGATGCATTTGTTAATGCTTTTTTCAGACCAGTCATCACTGCCGATGTATCTACCCCAGACGTTTCGCATTGTCCTAGGAACGTAGCCGCATCTGCTGCTGACATTCCTAATTCTTTCAATGCTGCTGCATTTGATACCATCAGTTGTGATAACGAATCCATTGATATTCCGGTATCTTGTCCGACTTTATTCATTGTATCAAGCATTGCCCCGGCATCTTCCGCACCTAACCCGAACGCTTCCAACGCCTTTTGCACACTATCGATCGATGATGATACATCCGTATTATTCAACGTCGAAAACTCTACAAATTTCTTTGAAAGGTCTTCCAGCTCCTGTCCTGTCAAATGAAATCTGGTATTAACTTCACCTACTGCCGATCCAGCTGTGGCAAAATCTGTCGGAATATTTTTTGCAATATTTCTCGCTGAATTCTGCATTTCTTCCAGTGCATCACCTGTTGCCCCGGTCTTTTCAACGATAATATCCATTCCTTCGTCTACTTGGCTCCAAGCCGCCATAATGCCGGCTGTTGCTGCCGCAACCGGTGCTGTCACATTTTTATTTAGACTACTGCCGATTTTTCCAGTTGTCTCACTGAAATTTCCAACTTTTTTTGAATAGTCTTCAAGTGTTGCAGCACCGCTTTCCAACTTTTTATTAACATCTTCGAGACCGCTTTTATAATTGTTCAGAGATGCTTTCGCATTGTCCAACTGCTGCCGCGTCTTTGATATTGCTGCCTCATCTCTTACTTCTGCATTCTCCTGCGCTTTCAGAATTTCTGTCAGTCTGTCCACTTTGGCGGTATAAGCTTCTGTCTGATTCTGTAAATACTCCTGAGTTGCCCTTAACTTTTCGGCGGAAGATGTGCTTTTGTCCCATTCAGATTTTGCAAGTTTGAATGCAGATCTGTTTTCATTCACCGCATTATTTACTTCTGACAATGATTTCTTGAAATCTACAGCACCGTCCGCCTTAAAGGACAACCCTACTGTTTTTAAATCATTCGACATCTCCTACACCCGCCTTCTTTTTTTCCATTTTTTCAAACACTTCCAGGCATTCATTAAAAAAGATGGGATCTGAGTTCCAAAATTCATCCTCATTCATCCCCATCTTTCTTGCAACCACCATATATTCCGCCCAGTTTATTTCTATCGGTTCCTCTTCCGCCTCCTCTTCGGCGGACGTGTTTTCTTCGCCTGCTCTTTTTTTTTATATTTTTCAACTTTTTTTCCAAATTCATCAAATAGCAATCTTATCTCTCTCGGATCCATCGGTGTAAGCAGCATTGCTTCCTCTTCATCCACTTTTAATCCATTTGATCTTAAAATTACATGGATCAGCTTTGCCGCTGCTTCCATGTTTTCATCTTCAGATAATTCATTTTCTTTTTTACCTGTCAGAATTTTCGCAAGACCATTTTTTTGAATCATATAGAGCGTCAAGAAATTTACTTTCACTTCCAGTTTTGTACCATCCGTGAGCGTTATAAGTTTTTCGTCCAAGTTTCACCCCTCCTTATGAGAGAGCTGCCGTCAGATCTGCATCTGTCAGGATCGGTTTTGCAAAGAATTTCTCTTCTGTCAACCCTTCTGATGCTGTACTTTCCGTTACCTTTGTAAATATATTTCCCGCAATATCAAATGGGTATGCCCTGATCTTGATCGTGTCCGTCTGCTCACTGGCTTTTTCCTCTGATGTTGCCACATCATCCGAATTTTCAGTCAGTTTACATTTTGGATACCATTCATATCTGCAGTTTCCGTTTTTCAGCTTAACAACCTTGCCATAAGCAAAGAACGGTCGCTCCGAATTGGCTCCCGATAAAATCAGACCACTCTTTTCTACTGTATCTCCTCTCATTCTGGAAATCGTATCGTCTGGGAAAGCAAGCACTTCCACTTCAACATCAATTGATGTCATCGGTGTGTCCGAGTCATAAACCTTTCCGGATGCATAAGCATCACTTGTCTCTGAATTTTCTGTAATTTTTACATTTTTCACAACTTCCGTCTTTTCAACATCTGCTTCATAGGTTCCGTCATAGTCCCCTGTCTCTTCTGCACTTGCAAAACACAGGTACTGTGCTCCAACCGTCTGTTTCCGCGACGGTTTCTTTGTTTTAATCGCCATGTCTGCCTCCTAATCAAATATCTTCTCAGTCATTTTTCTGTAATATTTTTCTTTGTTCTGTTCAAAAAGTGGTTTTAAATGCGCTCTCGCTGCCACCTTCTTTGTTCCCCGCTCTACCATTGGACCATAATATTTTCCCCATCCAACTTTAATCTCGCCTCTGGCTCTTTCCATTGCAAACGTATTTATCAGATGGGTATATCCTGGCTTTTTCACTTCGCTTCGTGGTTTTGGCAGCTTTAACAGATCATTTACAAATTCCTTCGCGCCGGTTTCAATTGCATCCAATGCATTTTCCGGATCTGCTTTTGCCGCATATTGCTTCAGCATTTTCTCAAAATCTTCCATCCCTGAATCATCAAAGGTTATTTCTCCGCCAGAATATGACCTGCTCATAAGCTTTCTCCATCTGTTTCAATCGCAAAATAAGAGTGCCAGATCCTGTCCTCTGTGTTATATTCATGAGATATCATCGGATGAAATCCCAGTTTTCGCAATGTATCACGAAGTTCCAGAAGCTTTGGATTTCTCGGTTTCTGTGCATAAAAGCTTATTTGCCAGGTAATTTTATCTGCATACTCTTCTCCGGATGCAACTACATCTTCCCAGGCAATCTCCCAGTAATCAATCCTCGGAAAGTTCTTTTCATTTTTTAGGCTTGATATCCCTTCATTTACCGAGCATCCGGTGCCATGTAGAATATCACTCAGTTCTTTCTGTGTCATCGATAACCTCCCTGTCATGCGCCGGCGTTTTAAGTGTCAGTTCCGTTTCTCGGAATCCATCCTTTGTCGTCACATGCGCCACATTATAAATTTCATGCTGCTCTCCATCGATTATACAAACATGCTTACTGTCAATTTTCTTATATTGAGGAATCGCCAATTTCATTGTCACTTCAATGCTGTCGGCAGACAGCTTTGCTCTGGTGGTGTCATATACCGCAAGCTCGCGATACCAAAAGCGCATTCCAGTATCACGGAGCTTTTCTTCCGGATAATCTTCCGACTCATCATTTTCGATGCGATACAGTTCAAATACTCCGTCAGTGTATTCAGGCAGTGCCATTTACGTCTACCTCCGTCTCCATCTGCCAAGTCAGGATCACACTTGCATAATTCTCAAAAAACTCACTTACTCGATGGTGATAAGAATAATACATATAATTCTTCATTAGCATTCGATACGTCAAATCTTTGGTGATGCTGCAGCCAGGATTCAATCTCCCGACTGCATGTTCACCTTCTTTTGCAAGATTTCTCAGCTGTCTGTCATCGCAGTATGGAGGAATCTGGAACTCTTCTCTCATCTCATCAACAAGAATGGATAATTCATTTTCGTTCATACTCTGCCCTCACTCTTACTAAACGGATGCAGTAGATGTCTGATGTACGTTAATTACATACTCTTCAAGTTTTGTGACATCGAAGATAACCGCTACATTATCATCTACAGCACGTCCATTTGCATAACAATTCGCAATGATCAGATCTGCGTTTTCCATTGCTTTTGTCTGATCATACTCCGTCACACGTACACCTGTTGTTCCCATTGTGTAATAACCTGAAATAGTAAATGCGGCTTTTCCTTTCGGGCAGTTAGCATCAACAATTTTTTCAATGTCGACAAATGACTTGTTTACATATCCTCCTGTCATAGCTTCACCATACATGCACGGATCCACATATTCAGCCTCATCAGACGGATTACAGATTAAATAAATTTTATCCACCGCACGTAATCCATCGTTTGTAAGAGTCTTTCTTGCTGACGCAAGTCCTTTCGGACTAAACTTTGTGATATTATTTAATACCGTCTTTGCTTTATTGGTTCCATCATCATTTGTAGTTCCAATCTGACGGAAAATGCCAATCGGACCAGTCTTTCCATCTCCATCCAGATAGCCTTTTACAAGACCGTCCTGCATTGCTTCCGAAAGAATTGCCATAAAATACCGGTCTACGAATTCCATGGAAAGTTCACGGATTGCCTTCGGGATCACCAGATATGCAGAGAGCATATGAAGTTCAATATTCAGTGCTGAAATAGTTCCTGATAATTCGCCCTTGATTTCATCTGTAAGATCTCCCCATACTGCTGCACCTGAATGTGATGCTACAATCCATTTCTTTACATTTGCCGGTGCCATGTTTACCAGCTTCAAAATTGGAGATGCTTTTCTCACATTATCAAGTGTACGATCAATAATCTCTGTTGGAATAATATCAATCTGATTTGCAGTTACAGACTGCTTGATATCCTTGAATCCTTCATAGAATTTCTTTTCTTCCTGCGAGAGATTACGAAGTCCAAGCTGCTTCTTAAATTCAGCATCATGGCTCGCTCTTTCTGCTTCTGCCACCACCTGGTTGATCAGATCTGCATGTGCTGCTTCCTCGATCATTTCGATCGACTGCATAATCGCATCCGCTTTCTGATCTGCCGGAGCGCTCTCTAACAGCTGCTTAACTTTTTCTTTTAATTCCTGTGATAAATTTTCAATCTTCATTTTATCTTTTCCTTTCTACTCAAAAAATGCACTCCATCCAGTGCTGTTTGCTGGTTCCTTTGGCTCTGCCGGAACTTCTTTCTTCTGTATAAGATTCACTACTCTTTCCGCAATGACCTCTGCGATTGCTTCATCATCCAGCTGCATTGCAATTTCTACTGGCTTTACATTTGCCGTTTTTTCAAGAATGGCACTGCGAATATTCGCAAATGCTGATTGTTTAATTCCGTCATCATCGGACTTTTCGGTTTTTGTGGCAAAGCCATATTCTACAGCTTCCTGAGCTGTGATCCACGTTTCATTATCCATGAGATTTTTGATCTCATCTTCTGAAATCGTTGCTCTGCTTACATAAGCATTGACGGAAGCCTGTGTAATCTTATCAAGGTCTTCCGCTGCCTTTCTAAGCTCTGTAGCGTTTCCATTTGCATATGTCCATGCATTGTGGATCATGAGCAGTGATGCTTCATTGATGATTCTTTCATCGCCTGCCATAAAAATGACTGATGCTGCGGAACAAGCGAATCCATCACAGATTGTAGTGACTTTCATGTCACTATTCTTGAGCGTATTGTAAATCGCCAATCCCTCTGCGACCTCACCGCCATAGCTGTTGATATGCACATTGATTTCTTTTGCATCCAAGGACTGTAGTTCGTTCACAATTCCGCTTGCTGACACGTCACTTTCTAACCATGGCCATGATGTGATGTCACCGAAGATGTAGAGGTCCGCCACATCATTCTTAGATTCCAAGGAATAATACTTTTTTGCGTCCATGTTCTCTTTCCTTTCTTTCGGATTTACTGTTTAACGGACAGCTCCGAGATAATTGGATCACCTCCTACTGATCGCGTTTTCTATGCTGCATTACCATTTCCCTCCTCTCCATAGTTCTTTGTCAGAGCTCTTGCCTGGCTGAATTCTGTATTCAGCACTGTGTAGCCTACCATTTCACGGAGTTCATCGTAATTAAATCCAATTCCGCGAAGTTTATCCAGATTGGTTGCACTGTCTACCACATCTACGTGTTTGAAGCGTGCCAGCCATACCATAACTTTTTCATTCTTTGTGCAATAATCATTTTCACCAACTATATAAGCCGTCAGTGTATCATTGATCACCTCCGCCACCGGACCAACGGCATAGGTTATGAATTCGTTCGTGGCATCTGATTTTTCTGTAATATTGCCATTAAATACCGCTTCCGGAATGTCAAAGGCGTTTGCCACCTCATTATTGATTTGTAATGCCATTTTTGCCAGTTCTTCTGCCTTAGTTGTTGTGTTGATCTGCAGCTGTTCAATCGCCACATTGTCCGTTTCCGTAAGCACAGCAAGCTCATTTGATTCCAATAGGCTCTTGATTTTTTTCACATATTGATCCTTTGTCATCTCTTTGTCTGTGCCATCTGCCTGTTTTTCTCTGAATGATAGCGTTGCTGTCCCAAGTTTTAATTTGAATCTCGGCATACTGGACATACGCATCATCGCATTAACAGCATCAAGCGTCCGATCATACTGTCCAACTACGTTTTGCAGATACAGGCGAATTCTTGCATTATCATATTTTAGGTGTATCACCTCTGATGATCGCTTTTTTTTCCAAATCGGATAGTCGTATCCGGCGCATGTTAGAGTTATATTGCTATATGTTCGCTCAGTCAGCACATTATTGCTAACTTTCCAAGCTGATGCCAGATAATATTTACCACCTAACGGAATAATCAGTACTTCCTGTACCGTAAGAAGTTGTCTTACAACTTCCGTCCAGAACACAGTTCCGCACTCATGGTCATTAGGCTGTATATTCAGCCGATACTCCTGTTTATTTTTCTCTTTACTTTCTGTCTGTATCAAAATATCGGATTTAGCAATTGCCTTTGCAATCATCATAACTGCTTTTTCAATGGCCAACTTTGATAAATTCAACTTTTCCATATCCACCGTAATAATCTCAGCTAGAGACTGCATCTCCTTATCCCGTTGCCACAAAAATTTAAACATATTCTTCTCCTGTTAAATATATACGATCTGGACTTCCAGCTCATCTTTGCAGAACATTGCTACATCAAAAGCCATAAATCCATCATTTTTCCTTAGCTTCGGTTCAATTTTACCAAAGCTCTTGTTTCCAAATTTATCTTCAGATACTCTTGTATTGTTTGTATACCATCGCATGATTGCAGATGGTCCAAAGTTAATCATGCCTTGCGAAAACATCGACTGGATGAATGGTGCGATAATTCCAGTCACTGATGTTATCTTTCGAATCAGACGGACTATTCCATGTGGGTTCTTCTTGTCTTCTATTGTCAGCCCGCGTTCTTCGAATGCCTGTTTGAACAATGTGTACCGGTAAGTATCCATTGCAATCTTCTTGACCTCGTAGTATTTCATCTGTTCCATGCACCAGTCTGCGATCAGGTTCACATCAATCACCGGACCTGGAACAATCTCGAAGTCTTCAAATTCTGTCTGTCCTACATTTCTCAGTGGGAACTTTATGGAATCGATAAATGGAGAATCTGCACAGATCCATGTATGCTGTCTCCAAATCCACTCACCTTCATCAGTCTTAGTCAAAATACCGGCGGATGCAAAGTCTCGCACATCTGCATAGTCAATTCCAATGACTGCTGCCTGTCCTCGTGTATCCAATGTTATCCTTGGAATCTTGTGTTCCAACTCTTCCATTGTCCTACCTATATAGCAAGCTCGTAGTACATTCTGCCAGGTTGTGACCGTTTCTTCCTCTTTTTGCGCCGATCTGTCCATTCGCTTTGTTATGAACTCTGCACGCTTAGAAGGAATCTTCTTCATTTCTAAATAGTCATGCATGATCTGATTCGCAAGAATCGGCATATACTCCATAGATGGATTAGCCTTATGCCATGCCTCCGGATCATCCACTTCCTTCATATCATCGATCTCGCATATGAACGGAAAGTATCCCAGCAGATTTTCTCCTGTCTCCAGGATCTCAGCGCACATTGCTGATATCTCATCCAGCGGGCCGTCTCTCACATATCCGTCAGTCGTGATGATAAATTCTCGTGAATGCTTAACTTTACCAAAAGAGGATTCAAATACATTTATCTGATCGTAATTCTCATATGCGTGAATCTCGTTTAGCACCAGGCATCCAGTTCTTTTACCATCCTTTGTCTTTGCATTGGATGTGTTGTATTTCATTTCTGATCCGGTCACAAGGTTTGTTATCAGCTCTTTTGTTACGGAAAATTTTCCTTTGAACTTCTGGTTATCATGCAGCATATCATAAGCCACTTTGAATGTATCCTTCACCTGGCTCTCTGAGTTTGCCACAATTTCAACGTGGTAATTTTTCACTCCATATAACGGAGTCTGAAAAAAATTAACCAGCGGCACGATGAATCCATCTTTGCCATTTCCACGTCCTTCCTTGATGAAGAACTTTGAAAATACTGGAATGTCATCCACATACATAAATGCAAAGGCATAAATGAACTTTTGGAATGGAAATAGCTCATAGTAATTGGATTTACAATACTGTAAGCAATCCCTATATGTTTTCTCGTCAAAAAAAACATCGTCCCGCTTTAATATCGGCTTCACGATGTTTTCTATGAGCAATTTTCTTTTCTTGTTTATCCACTTCGAATGTTCTTCGGCATATTTGAGATAATAATCAATCTCTTTACAGATAACCATCTGTAGGATTCTCCGGCTCTGGTACCGGCTCTTTTAACTTCAGATCTGCCAGGATCTTCAGCATTGTAGCCGTTGTCTTTTGCAAATTGACCACTGATTCATTCGCCTTTTCTACAGTTACACCATTTCCATTTATCGTTTCATACCTTAGTCCTTTCGCCCTGATATCTGTGATTAATTTCTTTTTCAGCGACCAATAATACACATAATCATCAATCATGTCCATATAGAATTCCGCTTTCATCCCACGTAACTCCAACTGCCTTATCAATGACTCTTTCATAGCTTTTTGCGTCAATTTGCTCACCTCTTTTCACTCAAATCATGCCTTTTTTGCTGTTTTTATGCCCAAAATTACAGGCTTTTTACGCCTGTCTCTAAAAATTCTTTCTTATAGTAAATTTCCCAAAATACCACCCCTACCCTTTTCGCGCGAGATTTCAATTTTTCTCCAGAGTCATG